CCGCGTGCGTCGCGCACCTTCAGAGCATAGGTGTTGCCGTATAAGAGCTTAGAAATAATCCACTGCTCGATGAACTTGATGCGGTTCTGGTATGTGTTGGGCTTGCGAAGCACAGCCAGGAACGGCGAGCTGCGAACCGGCGTACATATACCATCGGCATCTTCACGCACTATCCCGATAGCTAGCTTGGCGATATCCTGCGCGATCACCGTGACCGATGCGAACACCGCGCTATATGCAAGGATGTCGCGCGCCGAGTCGGTCTTGACGTTGCGCTGCCAAGCGCCGCTGAACGACTCGCGGATCAGGTTGACCCAGCCGCCATTGGCATTCACCGCCGACAGCGATTGCGCCTTCTGCACGCGCGCAAGCTCAAAGCCGAACAGCCGCACTTACACCGCCTCCTGCTTACTGCTCGACTTGCGCCGCTTGGTGTGCAGCGTACCAGCCATCGTTCGAGTGTGGTACGTGCTCGGCTCGTCTGCGCTCAAATCGCGCGTCTTCAATTCTTCGTAGTGCTCGACAAGCACCGCACGCTTTAACGCAATCAAAGCGACGACGTGCTTAGGCTCGCAAAAGAATAATTCGCCTTGGGACAATTCGCGCTGACCGTAACGGTGCGCCACTGTGCTTCGCATCTCGGGCATCACAAACTCTCCAAAAAGGAACAAAGAAAAGCGCGCCGCCAATCGCGGCAGCGCGCCCCTTGCTTCGCTTAGTGCTTACGCTACGTAAGCAGCGTCTTGGATGAACACGACCGCAGTGCTGCGACGCTTCGCCCAGTTGATAAACCTAACCGCGCGAATTGCCACGGCATTGGTTTGGAACATCGACACCATCGTGGTCGGCGTACCCGCTGCCGCATCGTTGGTCGGGTTGTCGAGCATTTGAATCGATGCCTCACGACTCGCATCAATCGTCACCTGCCCATCATCAGCCAACAGGATCTCTCGCGCATTGACCAAGATGATCATGCGTCCGCTATCCGGCGAGCCCGCGATGTTAGCGGAGTTCGACACCACGACCGGCATGCCGAAGAACGTGCCACCGTTCATCGTGATCCCCGGAAACTCCGGTTGATCCAACGACGTACGCATGAGCTGAATCGCCAGCGCGGTGGTCGGTGACATGATCCACACGCCGCTCGATGGATCGAGATTGTTATTGATCCAGGTTGCGAAGAGCGTTTGCACGTCCGCGCGTACCGCTGCCGCACTCGTGCCAGATGGCGTCGTTGCCGTCAGCCCATTGGTGATGGATGCCGGGTTGACGTTGGCGACCGCCGCGTAGCCGGGATCGACGAAGCGCACATCGCTGAACTCAACGATGGCTTTCATCAGATCGTTTCGCACCAGCATTTCTGCTGACGGTGCCGAGCTGCGCACCAACTCCTCGGTCAGCACGACCAAGCCCGCAGCCTTCGCGATCCCGAGCGTGACCTCCAAGGTGTTAAGCGCGGACACCGGCGTCGGTGCGCCTTGCCCGACCCAGTACGCCGTGCTACCGCTATCCTGACCCGACATGCGCACGTTGAACGGCACGCGCGTCAGCCCTGGAATGCGACCGATGATCGTCTGCGGGCGAAGTAGCTCGATGAACTCGGACACGAGATTCTCGTTGTACACGAGTTCCGATGCCCAACCCGAGGTCGTGGTATCGCCACCGGCAACCGCAGCGCGCAACACAAGCGCGACTTCCGGGCTCGTGTCCATCCACTGCTTGTTGCCTTCAGCGATAGCGAGTGCGGCAATGGGCGAGCCCTTTGCCATCGCAAGCGCTTTGACGTAGCGCGTGAACTTGATGCCCTTCTCCAGCCGATGCCCTACGCTCACGATCCCCGATGCTGCGGGTGCGCGGGCTTCGGTGCCGGCCTTCGGCGTATCGATCTTCTGCGGCTCGATGGCTTTCGCCTTCGATGCCATCAGTTGCTCGTGATCGCGAAGCCGCACGAGGTGATCGTCGGTTGCCTTGACTTCCGACTTCAGTGTCTCGTATTCCTCGGTCTGCGCTTCGTCAAGGCTTATGCCCTTCTCCGCGCTGTCTTCCATGATCGCCGACATGCGCTCAGCGCTTGCCAGCCGCTTCGCTTCAAAAGAAACGATCTGCTCTGCGATAGTTGGTTTCACTGTAATTTCCTTTTTCGGTGCTGCTTTTCCCGTAACGCCGGGCTTCGATGGAGCCAAGCGCACGGTCACGTGCTGCTGCTTTTCGCCAGACGCGGCGAGCAGCGCACGATCAGCGCTCTTGACGGAAAGTATGGATGCTTCGGCATTTGCCGGAATGGTGACCGCCGATAACTCCAGCCAGTCCCAAACCTTGAAGTGCTCCGACCACGTGTCCTTGATCGGTTCTGACTTGATCGGCTTGAAGCCAATGCTCAGCCCGCGCACGAGCCCGAGCTTGATCGACTGCCACGCTTCGTCGAGTCGGTCCTTCAGCCTGCCCGGCTCGGTGACCTTGAGTACCGTCGCCTTGATCGAGATCCCGTCCTTGCTGATCGTCGCGGCATCTACCGTGCCGATGGGCGCGTGCGAGTCGTGCTGCCACAGCAGCGGGATCGGCAGCGAGAACTGCGCGCCGGCCGACTCGACGATATCGCCCAGGCGATCCGGTGTCGGTGTCGTCGCGATGCCCTCGATAGTGCGTGTGTCCTCGTCCATCGACTTGATGGTGAGAAGGGAATAAGCACGGTGCATAACTATGCTCCAAAAAGAAACCGCCCGAAGGCGGTCAAATACTTCTTAGGGAAGTAAGCGAAGAAACTACACGAACATCAACTGAAAGCCCTTGGGCTTTTCGGCTAGTGCTGGCATCACTCCCACCGCCATCGCCAGCGCTACCATACCGTCGATGCGCCCACGGGCGCGGATCTTGTCGAACTTGCGCGCACCCGAGTCGCCGACGACTCGCGCGTTGTGGCTGCACATATTAAGCACCGGGTGCCCGCCGTGTCGTAGCTGCGTATTCAGCAGCTTCACTTCCAGGTCACGCAGCGCGGGTGTCATGCTTGCTGTGCCTTGGCCGAACTCAACGAACTTCTCGAGCTCTTTGTCGCTGAAGCCTGCCTTGGTCAACCATGGGCGCAGGAACTTCATGTTGTAGCGGTCGAAGCCCACCTGACCCACGTCGTGCGCGTCAAAGAACGTACGCAGGAACTCAGCGATGAACTCATACTCGATGGCCTTGCCCGGCGTCGTGTGCAGAAAACCTTGTCGCTCCCAGAGATCGTAGGGCACATGATCCGCGCGCGACTTCTCGACCAGTCCTTCGGCGGGCAACCAGAACGTCGGATGCACGCCGCCCGTTTCATCAACTGCAACAAATGCGGTCAAGTCATTCACCGCCGACAAGTCGAGCCCGGCGTAAACCTTACTCTTGCCGATCTCGCCGGGCGGTGCCTTGTTCGCGTCCCACACGCTGCGTGCGATGAACGGGCTCGCTGCTTCGACGCGCTGGTTCAAAATGTAGTTACGAAACTCGGGTTCGTTCGCAGGCATCGCCCGCGCCGCACTGTACTGCTTCTCAACGTCCGCCTCGGATCGGAACACGCCCAGCGCCGGGTTCGCTGCCTTCCACGCCTCGCGATCATCGAGCGCGCAGTCGTCCGGTGCGGTGTACACATGGCACACCACCTTCGGATCGTGCGCGACCTTCTGTCGGTCGAGCCACAGCGAAAACAAATCATTGTCCGTCGGCGCTTGCGTACTGATCGCGATGAGCAATGGATCGGCGTATGCACCTTGTGCCGTAGTGACCGCACTGATGAATCGGTCGGTCGGTCCAACAACCTGACCCACCTCGTCGAGTATCGCAACACGCGGGCTCAGCCCGTGGGCGGTACGACCTTCGGCCGCAAGTGCACGATACAGCACGTTGCGCGTGAGCCCGATCAAGCGCTTGCCGCTCGGCTGTACACGTACGACCTTTGAGAGCGTGGGAGACTGATCGATCATCTTACGCGCCAGCTCGAAGATCACCGCCGCCTGATCCTGCGAACGTGCGCCGCTGACAATCTGCGAATTCATTATGGCTTCTGGCCCACAGATGTGCGCGAGCAGTATGTCCGCAATCAACGTCGTCTTGCCATTCTTACGCCCGATGCTGAGCAGCGCTGTATGTGTGCCGTGTGGATTATCGTACACATCGAGAATGAACTTGCGCTGAAAGGGCAACAGCACCTGCGGTTTGCCGACCAGATCACCCTCGGGGCAAACACAATACTTCTCGATGAACGCACAGACGCGCTCGCCGCGCGTCAACTTCTTCGTCTTGCGCTTCACGACGCGAGCAGTTCGTCCTCTGCCAACTCATCGCGCAACTGCCGTGACTCGCGCTCAATTTTACGAGCGCCAGCCTTGGATCTTGGGTCGTCGGCAAC